GGTCTCCTTCTTATACCCCAACACCAACAAACTCGGCATCCGTTTCCACACACGCCCTACTGCGGCAAATGAGGTCACCTGGATGCAGAACTTCACGCAGTGCGCGAAGGACCCCGCGGCGGCGCAGCAGGCGTTCTCTAACTCTGGCTCATCGCCTGTCTGCGATATCAACGATATTGATATGCAGCGCTGGCTCAACTTTACGGTTGTTGTCTCCGGTCGCGTAGTGGATGTGTACTATGACGGCAAGCTCAACCGCTCCTGCGTACTTCCGGGTCCAGTTGTCGGCTCATCCAAGGGTCTCCAGTTTGCAAATACATCGCTCGTAGGTGGGTTCAACGGCTACCTGAACGGCGCATTCTTCGCCGGTAAAGCACTCACCCCGGACCGCATCTATGGTCTCTACCAGGCGGGTCCCCAGGGCACAACCAGCATTGTGCGTGCTCTATTCACAAAGCTCGGCATTAATATGAATTACAGCGGCGGCTCGCGCTGGACGAACTTCCTGTAATCTTAAAGAGTCATTGATCAATTCTCCATTTATAAAACCAATTATAAATAGAGGAAATGGATTCTACCGCATCCGGTGTAATGGGTTTTGCTTTAGGTCCTGGGCTGGCATCCCAGTTATTTATCGTCATTGTTACAATGTTGGTATTACAATTTATTATGACTATAGTTGAAAAGATCAACGAATTCCTGAACAAGCTGGATCGTCAGGCGGTCGTACTCTTTGATAATACAACGGCGACCTATGTTGAGATTCCTCAGGGTACCGATACAGGATTCCCCATTCTGTATAATAGCCGTGACGAACAGTATGGCGCATCATTCTCGTATTCTATGTTTGTCTTTATCCACCCTGATACCTTTGAACAGTCAGACCATCGCGATAGCTGCGCAAAGAACACACCCGGTCATGATATGGGTACCGCACCAGTGAAACTCAAGCACATCTTCCACAAGGGAAGTGATAGCGGTTTCCCCAATCTTGCACCCGCTGTGTTTGTTGAGAGCAATACCAACACGCTCCGCGTTTACATGAACACGATTGACTCATGGAACAACTATGTAACCGTACCAAACATTCCAGTTGCCAAGTGGTTCCACTTAGTAATCCTACTCAAGGGCAATAACCTGGATGTGTATGTCAACGGTAACATTGCGGTCCGCATGAAGATGGCAACGGTACCCAAGCTCAATACGGGTCCTCTCTATGTCATGAAGAATGTTTACTTCCCTGATAAGTCTGGCTATGATGCACATCTCTTTGCAGATTACAACATTTCTGGACCGATGAAGGGCATGGTGTCCCGTCTCAAGTACTTCTCGTATGCGCTCAACTACGCGCACATCGACTCTCTGTACCGCGAGCGCGCAAACACAACAAGCATTGTCCAGCCGTCCACGGATGTGAATGGCGAACAGCCTCCCTACCTCTGGGACGACTGGTGGGTCAACAAGTACTAAATTGTCGGTCTTCGGCGTTTTTTATATGAATTCATGTATGAAATCGTATAAAAATTGGAAGAGAGAATCGTAGGCGCTTTAGCGTGCGAATTTGAGACCACCCAAACCGCTGCTAATCTCCAAAAAGTTCAGCGTCTCTACAAAAGTGTAAAGATTGTATGTATAACCCGCCAGGTAAGGAATCGGCCAAACATCAACATCCATCTCCAAACGGTCAATACGGCTTGTATTAAGACTGCCTGTTGGCTGTTCAATCGTAGATCCATCGAGAGAGAAACTATACGCACTAATTGGCCACATTTCATACTGTGTTCCAGCCGTCAAGTTATCAACTGGTGCTGCATCTCCTTGCATATAACGGAATGGTACATACTGAGTAAAATAATTGGTATCCTCGCTATCAAACAATTGATTACCATTTGCCGTAAAAAATGTGTTGAGTAAAATATCACGCTGCACACCTGGTAAATTGATACTTGTACGACCCAGTGAACCACTCGTTGTAACATTGGGATAAACCGCTGCGTACGAATTGTTATATTTTGGAATTACAATTGGACGATTCGTTCCCAATGTATACATCCAATTCGTCAAGTTCGTACTTTGATTGCGATAGGTGAGCGCATCACTGCGTCTGGCAAAAAATATCAATCGGGTCGCTATATTATGTACATCCAATCTATATGTATTTCTTGTTGAAATTCCATAAAATGTAAACCACTGGACTTGTCTCACATTGTAACGCAGAGTCCTATTTGTAAACATTAATCGCACATCATCCTGTAAGAATGTATAGGTTGCTTCCAAAGTCGCGTTGAGCGGCCAACCATCTAACAAGGGTACCGCACCTGAAATATCCGTCAAAAAGAACTTCATAGAACCACTTAAATCGCTGCTGCCTCCATACAAGTTTGTCATAGAGAGCGGAATATTGCCATAGTACTTTTGGTTCCAAATCTGGGTATATCTATCAATAGAGGTTCCGTTTGGTAAATAAGACGGCGCAAGCGTCTGGACTCCTGGTCGTACCCTGGCTCCTGACAAATCCAGAGTGGTGTATAAATCACGAATCGGGCGCAACTGAATTGTCACTTCACAATCGTGATACTGAAGACCTACGAGTGGTAGTGCATTTGCCGCAAAATCCGAAAACCATAGACCCAGCGGGATACGAAGAATACGACCAGGAATGGATGGTAGATTATTCTGTCCTGGCATCGTATTGTTTGGATTTCCACGCCACGCAATTACATGAGGATATCCCTGCCCCGCCGGCACACTCGGATCCGAATAAATACCGTTTGCCGGATCAAAACATTCAGGAATATCACCCACCATAATACGCCATTTATTATATGTATCACTATCGTAATCTAACATCGCACGGGCAGAAATCCAGTCGCTATTAAACTGCTGTATAATCTGTCCGCCGATCGTAAACGTAATTGTATCAATCATACGAACACCAATTTGACGAACCCATGCAAACTCATAGGCACGATCTACACTAAAACTAGATCCGCTAGGTCTCAGGTAAGCTTTGCTAAAAATATCGGGCAGAGTCATTCGTAGTACCAAATCACTCAATAGATCGCCTTGACGGGGAATTTTGGTTTTTAATAAGATAGGCGCATCGGTCAACAAGAGATTCGGTCCGTCCAACGGAATTTGAATCGGTTCCTGAGAAAAATGCGTATAACGCTCAAACGACTTATAAAAGTAGGTTGTTTGAGGATTTCCATTGAGAATAATGTTCTCATTTCCGTAACAAACTAATGCTAGTAAGCCGCCCGGCATATCTAATCGGGTAAGGATAATTCCTAAAGAGTAAAAGACGCACACTAAGTTAGAAGGTTTATATAATGGCAAGTAATGCTGTTTCTGCTGCTGTAATAAATAGTGTAAATTCCTCCTCTTCGGTAAGCCTCCCTCAGTTCTCTACTACAACCTCATCCCTTACTACACTAATTATATTGGTTGCTGTCATTGTGGCGTGTGTCGGGATGGCAGTGCTTTTCCAATATTATAAATGGCACGAAAGCCCGTGGTGGTCCGATCGGGCTAAAGCGAGTAGTCACCTATGGGACTGGATGGACTCTTTAAAGGACATGACATCGCTCAATTTCTTTGGATCCATGAAAGATATACCCAGTCCGGTCGTTGAAGTCCCTGAAGCACCACTGGCGCCACCGGCGCAAATGGAACCTTTACCAGTAAAACAACCCGCCTGGTGTTTTATCGGCGAAGATCTCACCGGTCGTTACTGTGTAAAGGTACCCTCTGCCAATGCATGCGACCGTGATCGCGTCTTTAATACCGAACAAGACTGTGAATTACAAGCGGCAAATCATATGCCTGCCGGTGTTGTTATGCCGAACAACGGAACAAAACAAACTCCCTTGGTCTCTGGGCTTCTAACACCGTAAATGAATTGCGTCTGCGGGTGTGAAATAACATTACTCATAAACAATAGGAATGAGTAAGCTTTTACGCCAGCTTCAAAATAGTATAGCTTATAATCTTCATGCTGCTACCTATAATCCCGACGCAGAAGCGTATGCGGCACAAAATGATGAGGCAGATAAAGAGGAGAAAGCGGGACTTGATGAAGCATCCGCGGATGCTGCGATTAAAAAAGAGAAAGAGGATAAAGCTGCTGCTGATAAGGCGGCGGCAGAAGCCGCAGCAGAGAAGAAGGCTGCCGAAGATGCTGAGCGAAATACATTTAGTGTCAAACGCATGTTAAAGCGTGCGTTAACAGTCACAAATTCTGTGGTCACAACATTTTTAATAGTGGCATTGGGTATCTTTGGTGCTTCGCTCGCAACAAACATAAATGTTTACAAACCCTTACCGTACCGTATTTTATATTTGATTTACGGCTTTGTGTTCTTTTTTGTAGTCATTCCCTATGTACTCCTATGGCGTTGGTTATACCAGAAGAAACAACCCCGCTTCTACGCTCTCTTTCCTATCATCGGTATGCATCTAGACAATCCTACAACGGCTGCGCTCTTCAGTTGGCTCAGTTTCAAACCGGATGCCGATATGGAACTCTTAGATGGCTGTGCGAAAGCCTAAATTACTTAGCATAATGCTTGTAGGCGGCGAATGCCACAGCGCCGATACCAACGCCCGCAGCAAGATATAACAGCGACTGAGTGTCCAACAATGAACGCCCACCCGCTGCTGTCTGTGAAAATGAAACCTCACCCATCTGGGATAGCCGTCCCATTCCATAAATGAAATCTTTCCACGCAAATTCTGGCTTCTTAAGTTGTTTATTTACCTCGTTGTGCATATTAAACATCCAACGAATAAGTGCCTGCTTTGTGTGTACAGCGTCCTTCACTGGCATTTTGTCCAAATTTATTTTATAATGCTCCTTGCAAATGGGGCAAGGAATCATGTATTGAAGAGATTCAAAGAAGTTGATTGCTGCCGTTTTTTCCTCCTCGGTAGGAAAGTTGGAATATCCAAGACTTACAATATGCATTGTTGTCCAGAAAATTGGTCCCCATACACTAGGACCCATGCCAATTGGCGGAAACTTCTCCTCCTGCGGTGGGGGAGGCTGCTTCATACTCTCTGGCAATGACATTCTCTTGTAATTAGATATTTTCGCGAGGTTGGTTAACCGAAAAAAGTTAATCCGCTTAGGTAATATGGAGTGTGCTAATTGTGGTGAATTTGGTCATACATTCCGGGATTGTCCCGCGCCGGTAATGTCGTTTGGTATATGCGCTGTAAAATATGTTGATAATATCCCATATTATCTCCTTGTACGCCGTAGGGATTCCCTTTCTTATGTAGAATTCTTACGGGGAAAATACAAGATGGATAAAATGGACTATATTCATTTATTAATCAACGGAATGACAATAGAGGAGCGCGGACGGCTTCTCACAAAACCGTTTGATAAACTATGGTCCGAATTATGGAATGGGCAAAATACCCGACAGTTTCGTACCGAATTTGAAAATGCCCGTCGTAATTTTGAAAATCTCAAAGTAACCGGTGATAAGGAAGGCAAAACACTTGAGTATTATATCACTCACGCAACGGGTACATTTACCGAAGCGGAATGGGGATTTCCAAAAGGACGGCGCGCAGTTGGAGAGAGAAAAACAGTGTGTGCTCTACGCGAATTCAAGGAGGAAACCGGTATTTTAGAAAAACGGATCCATATTCTTGATGAACCTCCGCTTATTGAAGAATATCTCGGCACAAACAATATTCCTTACAAACAGACCTATTTTATAGGATGTTGTAAATCCAATGTTATTGCAGCATTACAGCCTCGCAATCATATTATGAAACGCGAGATTGGCGCAATTAATTGGTTTACATTTGAGGATGCAATGGCACATATTCGTATGTCAAATGTGGAAAAGCGAGCGGTCATGACGGATCTTCATCGTCGAATTACGGAGGGTGATTTGCGTGCCAAAATCGGCACCGCTCTTGAATGGGAAGTTTCTTAGTTGTTGTTATAACTCCTGCGAATAAATCTCTGCGTTCTTTTTAGGAATGCCAAATAACGCTAAAAATAACACAAAGAAGAACACGGCGGCGAATAAAAACAAGAAGAACAACGCTGTGAACACGGCAAACAAGAACAAGAAGAACAACACGGCGAACAAAAAGAACAACACGGCGAACAAAAAGAACAACACAGCAAACAAGAAGAACAACACGGCGAACAAAAAGAACAACACGGCGAACAAAAAGAACAACACAGCAAACAAGAAGAACAACACGGC